CTCAACAGACCCGCCCATATCAATTGAAGTACTTGATATTCCAGAACAATACCAATCCAAATAATCCCCACGTTGAAGAATATCAGCAATTATTCCACCAGCATAACGCCAAGAACAATGCCAAGTTTCTCCCTTAAGAATAGGCCACATCTCATTTCTCATGAATTCGTTGTTACATAATGCGGCGTATAGATTTTGAGCATAGACTTCATTCTTGCATTTTTCAACAATATAATCACTACTACGTAAATCGTATTCTAAATTGTTTTTCATCCAAGTTTTACTGTCCTCTAATTTTTCTTTATATTCAGCATTCATAGTGTACATCTCAATCATTTTCCGTGCTGTGTCATCGTCTGGATTAACCATTAACTTATTCTGCAACGGCGACAGTTTGTTCTTTAATGTGTCGGGGTTTTTTCGCAACATATTTAGCTTTCGTATAAAAGACATGATTTCCAATTTGTTTTACTTTATGGTAGGGCCAATTTGGTTGTACACTTAGATTATGAAAGAATAGTGTAGTTTTAGGAACAACATCTTTATATGCATCAAATGCTAGTACGTCATAGGCTACTTGTTTAGCTGTCCTATATCGTGCGGGGTGAATTTTATTTCTGTTATTCTGACAAACCCAACTGAATTGACACAGTTTAACCTTAATCATTTCTTGTGTTGCTTCATCTAACCGTGTAATCATATTAGTCTGATATACAACTTGACACGGAGTATTTGCAAATCCATAACGAATACGATTTAATACTACTCTTGCTACGGCTGCTTGCCCATGGAGACTCTCAGAGCCTGCTTCGTAATAAATATTGTCGGCTAGGCACTTCAATTGTTTTTCGTCTACTAACTTAACTACTTGTACTGGCTCCTGCGGTACTGGTTGAACCGGCTTTAATAATACACTGGTTAAAATATATACAGGAGTGATAACTATCATGCAGAACATAATTACTTTGGCAATAATTGCAGAGGTAATACTTTCCATGATATTTCCTTTCTTATGATGTGTATAGCATTATACGCTATACGTGGATTTTCTACAACTGCTTTGGAATTAGTTTGTAAGCAGGTCCCAACAGTCGCAGTTACAATCTATAACAGATTGTATTGCATCACTTGGAGTTATTACTGAGGGTAATAATGGTGTATTCGCAATATTGAATATATCCAAGTTAGTTGGTACTAATGTAGTTTCTTGGGATCCGGCTAAACTGCCGAGTGCTGTTGCAGCTCCTGTAATGGCGACAACACCTAATAACGGTCCCTCGGTCACCAACGGTTGTGTTGGATCTGCCGGGGAAGTTGGTACGCTCCCAGTTGTTTTGGGTATGAGTAGCGGTTCATTTTCGACACTGTTGTCTTGTTCTGCTCCCATTAAACCCAAGCGATATGCGTTTCTAGTTTCACGCATTGACCCAATTAAACTATTTCCTCCTAAGGTAAGTATGTCAGATATTGACTCTAGAACTTGAGCGGGTCCGTTCTGCTCAGTTTCTTGGCTATATTGATTTAATAATCCCATAAATCCATATATGTCTCTGACTGTCGTTGATAAATCGGTTGTATTTGGTAATGCAAATTCTCTTGCATTTTGTTCTTTTAATAACTTTGTACCAAATGCATTGTACAGGTTGTTTAGTTCAGTACTTTGTAATAATGATGTTTCTGATATATTGGTTAGTTCAATGTTTGCATTGTCTATCCAACCCTGAAGTTGAGTGTAGTCTGTGCCTTGCAAAATAGTCAATATATTGGTGTAACAATTAATCAATGTAGGTGTTGTTATTGCATTGATTTTTAATTTTAACTCATCCCAATCATAATGTAAATCTGTCATCGATCCAAAGAAATCACACATGGTGTAGAGACCATTATCACCGGTCCCCAAAGCAATAACGGCTAAGGCTGCATTAGCAGTAGCAGAGTCGGTTGGTTTGCTAGTTCCATTAACAGTCAAATCAGATACATTTTCTAAATTAACTACAACTTGACTAAATTTTTCAATAGGAATTGATTTAATTCTTTTAATTTGCATCATGCTAGTACCAAATGCATCACATGCATATGCTAACTCTGATGGCAATACTTGATCCAATCTTGCTCCGTATAAATCACCCATAGTATTAACCTCAGTAGAAGTATACAATAGATAATATGTCTTACTGTTTGTTGGCCCAGGTGCAGTATTGTATTCCGGTACAGTTATTGTCTGATAACTAGTAGGGAATAACTTTTTAGGATCTAACAAGTCAGCCAAACTTTGTAGATTTTCAGTTTGACAATTTAAAGGAATTAAAATATCAGATAAATCTTCACCAACAATCATACAAAAGGCTGCATAGATTGATTGCTGTTGCTCAATTGAAGTTGGTGAGTTAGCTATAATTTTGTCTATATCGGCTGCGTTTATCCCAGCTGTCATTAATGCTAAATTAACAGATTTTGTAAATGCATTATACTTGTACATTGTTCGTATTAGATTAGTAGGATCTCCGAATGTATCAATACTAGTCAAATCAATTGCTTTACCGCTAGCAATTAAGTCTTGTCCCCAATAGAATGTACTTAGACTGACACCGGTAATATCACTAGTAATCAAATCATTCATGTTACTATACATACCGTCTAAGTAAGTCAATGAATCAACAAATGATTGTATGGGTACATTAGATTGCTTCATTACTGCATAGCAACTGTTAAATGTGTTAACAAAATCAGAATAAGAACCATTGTTAATATGAAATTCATTATATGCTTGCAATGCTATTAATCTCAGCCATCCATAACTTGCTAATTCATTTGAATAAGTTTTTGTATATGTTGTTGGTTTACTATTACCTAGTGCAGGGATAGTAGTTGATCCAATACTTATTAAATTAGCATAAACTGTAGGGGAAATAGCACTAGATACAACTTTAGTCCATGCTAATTTCATTGCAGTTTTCAATGTACCTAGAACAGTATCATACACTACTGATCCTGCAGTTATTGTATAATTTGAAATACTATTACTAGAACCCATAAATGTTGCCGCAGTTGGATTTATTCTTAATCCTTCATCCTGGATTAAAGATCCTAAGCAATTTAAATTTAGTGGGGTGTATTTTCCGTTTAAATTCATGGTACAAATACGTCAGGACTGCCTTCAACAATACTGTGACCACAACTATTAGTAGATGTGATTCTTAGTACTGCGTCACCCTCAGCAAATACTGTAGGGCTTGCACTTGTTGTTGTGGCAGCATCATGGGGCGGATGCGGCGGGCCCCATGGACTGTGTGGGGTAATAAGACTAACATGTAGTCCTACTTGTATACCATTGACAATCACCGTTGGAGCGCCGCGCACTATTGCGCCTCCCTCTTGATTCTTGTCACCCACACGACTTAAATTTGGCATTACTATCCTAAAATAATCTTCTTCTCAGGCATTTTAATGCCTGTTGTTGCTTCCAAATACTTGTCTGCAATACTTTCTTCAGTGTATGCATAAAGTGAAATACTACTAGTATTTATTCTAATTTCTTTATCAATATCTGCTGTGAACATGCTTGGAATCATCTGCATTCCTTGCTGTCCGGGAGCAATACTGACTGGATTTGTCACTACAACACATCCCTGACCAAGATGTACTTCTGTTACTTTGGCAATTAATTCTTCACCTGAATTCAATTTAATTGTATATGTTTTTCCAACTTCCATTATACGCTTTCTGTTAATTTTGTTCTGAGTTCATTAAACCCACCCACATATTCATCATCTAAGAAAATTTGTGGCACCGTTCTGGCAGTTGGAACTGCTTCTAATAATTCTTCACGTGTGAATCCGTCACCAATCTTACGTTCTTCAAACTCTATTCCTCTACTCTCTAACAATGCCTTTGCTTGGTCGCAATAAGGACAGTGGTACTTACTCCATACTATTGCTTTCATTTTATCTCCAAAAGAATAGTATTGCTTTTAATCTATCAATATACTTTTGCAAGTATTTGACTTGAATGTCTTTTGCATATTGTGGTTGAGGGAAGTTCCAACCCATAAATGCTCCTACTACTATCCAAAATAATGTTTCTAACATACCTTTTCTCCTTATAATTGTTTTAGTATTTTTTTCATTGTTCTTACGTGTACCCTATCTTTTTCTTTTTCTTCTTCCGAAAGTTGGTCGTATGGTACGTGTTGTGCGGCATTATAATCTGCCTTTGGATTACGTCTCATCCATTGAATATGAATAAACTCAGCAGCCTTTTCTTCATCATTTGAAAATCTTTTGACTGCTTCAAGTGCCGCTTGTCCGGCCGCTAGATTTTCTTTTTGCCAATCTGGATGTATTTTATTAAAAGATTGGTTAATATCACCTTCAGTTCCGTCACTATTCTTTTTAATCCTAGGCTTTGTGCCAGACGGATCATAATTTTTACGCCATTCTTCATGTGCCAATGCGGCAAATGTTGTTACCGAGTCTTCACTAATTTGCATAGACTCGTTAATCATGTTTAATTGTTTTCTAATGTCTTTTTCTATCATAATACTGGTAACTCCTCATAATCAACTACGTCACTCATTACGCCAATAACATAGTTAGTACTTTCTGTTTCTTGCAATGCTGATTGCTTTTTATTAATATTCACGTGTTTGTTGAACCATGGAATGGGTGAGTGTTTTGGGTGATTCTCATTATATTTAATACCAATATCTTTCAGGCGATTAAAAGCTGTATAATCTACAAAGTCTGATAATATCTCAGCATTTAATCCAATCACAACTCCTCGACTGAATAGATAATGTGCCCATTCTTTTTCTTCACGTATAACATCCATATACAATTCATATACTTCACGTTCACATTGTTGTTTTGCTATTACAAATCTTGGGTCATCTTTAGTTACGTTATTAATTAACCAAGCTGTCCATTCTGCATGTAGTATTTCATCTTGCAATATCAAACTGATAATGTTTCCGTTACCAATGTAAATCTTGTTCTCTACCATAGCAAGACTTGTTGCAAAACTAACCATGAAGCGTAATGCCTCTAATGCATAGCTAGCATTCAATGCCATCCAAATACTATTGATATGTTCTTGATGTCCTACTTTGCTAGGATCTAATTCTTTCAAACAATTTAGTTGATGTAGTTCATCATAATATTTGCCTACACTACTAGACATTTCAACTATTTCTTTTGTATCGTGAATTTTATTGAATTCTTCTTTAGGAACACCATATACGTTCCTAATAATATGACTGTAAGATTTTGAGTGTATATTAGTTTCAAAGAAACTCCAATTGCTAACTAATGCTTCAAGTTCTGGAATACTGATTACGGGCGAAAATACTTGACTCGGTGCACGACCTTGAATAGAGTCTAATGCAGTTTGTCTTAGTAAGTTGCTAGTAAAGATATGCTTAATTGCATCGCTACTATCCTTATGGTCAATCTTATCTTTTGTTAAACTAATTTCTTCTGGCACCCAAAAGAAACCACGTGCTGTTTCTTCATACTTAGCAAGTCTCGGGTACTTGACTTCTTCAAATCGTTGTACAGTTACAGGACCTTCTGGATCTAAAAACATTGTACGTTTTAGATAGTTAGTCTGCTTACTTAGGTTATATTGGTCTTTACTCATAATACACAACTCTCACAGTATTCTTCATCTTCAATAGTATCTTGCTTTACAAAAGGAATGATATTATCTTCTTGTAATGCTGCCTTGCTGCCCACTTTATTAATCAAACTATAGTAGATAGTTTTGATACCCCACTTGTATGCTAACATTAAATTCTTAGCAATCAATGTACCGGGTACTTTACCTTCAGCAAAGAATGCAGGATTGTAGAATGTGTTTGTACTTAGACTTTGGTCAATGTATACTGCCAACACTGCTGAAGTTTTCAAATACTCTACACAATCTTTTTGATCCCACATCATTTGATAACGATTCTTTAAACGTTTGTACTCTGGCACGACTTGTACAAACGAACCAGCCTTTGATTCCTTCACAGAAATCAATTCCATCGGCATTTCAATTCCGTTGGTGGAGTTTAACACAACTGAGCTGGATTCGACCGGTGCCACGGCCATTAAAGTTGCATTGCGAATGCCATACTTCAATAATTTTTCACGTAGACTTTCCCAATCCATACTAGGACTGAAATCTGTCAATTCATTAACACCCTCACTTCTACGTTCCCAAGGGAATATACCTTGACCATAGAATGTATGTTGACTACGTTGACATGCACCGCGTTCTTGTGCTAGTTCTACGCTTGTTTCTGTTAGATAGTATGCTTGATGTTCCATCCAACGTTTTACTTCTGCTAATGCTTCTGGCTCGCCGTATCTAAAACTACGCTTTGCATGCCAGTAAGCTAAATTGGTAATCCCTACACCAAGAGGTTCGAAATCTAAGTTAGCTAACTTACTCTGTACACTGAGGAAGTCTTGATAGCTAAGGAGATTACTTAAACTTCTGACTAATACTCTACATGCCTTACGCATTTCTTGGGGCGTCCTAAACGCACCCCAGTTCACACTGCCCAATGTACATAGTGCAATGCGACCTGCCTCGTCTTCAATACGTTGAAAAGGCTTTGTAGGTAATAGTATTTCTTGGCAAAGGTTACTCTGATAAATCGGATCAAGTTTAGTATCAAACGGACCCTGATTAATTACGTTATCAATGAATACTAGATAGATACGACCTGTGTCAGTACGTTCTTTTAGTATTCCATTTTTAAATATTTCTACTGCGGGCAAAGTTTTCTTTTTGATGCCACGTTTTTGTTCGTACATATTGTACAATGTTTCAAATTCTTCACTATCACGATAGTATGCTTCATATAAGTCTGGTACGTCATGCGGATCAAACAACGTGATGTTTTCATTCTTAGCAAAACGATTAAAGAACATCTTGTTGACTACAACACTGTAATCCATTTGACGTACACGTGTTTCTTCTGTACCTTGATTGTTCTTCAACACAATCAAATCTTCAAACTGATAGTGCCATACTGGAAATGTAACTGTACAACTGGCATTACGTACACCACCTTGACTGCAACTACGTAGATCGCCAAACCATTTCTTTAAGAAAGGAATCATACCAGTATGTTTAATCTCACCGTTACGAATGGGTGCACCTAGTGGTCTGATTCTTCCAATCTCTAATCCTATGCCAGCACGTTTGCTAGCATACTTAGCCATCATTTCGCCGGCCGCGAAAATACTGTCCAAAGTGTCATCCGAAGTAATAAGTACACAACTACTAAACTGTTTAGTAGTAGTTCCAAGACCTGCCAACACGGGCGTAGCAAGAGTGAAATGACCTTCACTGGCACATTCATAATATTCTTTAACATATTTTAATCTTTTTTCTTTGGGTTCATTGTGGAAAGCAGTGGCGGCTGCAACTGCATATCTTACTTGCGGGCTTTCATAGATTTGACCAGTAGCACGGTTCTGCACTAAGTACTTTTCTGCTAACTGTGCGATAGCCGCATAAGTGTAATTTTCGTCCTTGCTATGGTCTAAAAACAAATCAATGATGTTCCATTCATCCTTTGTATACCAATCTAATAATTCACTAGTATACATGCCAGCGTCAACATTAGTTTTGACAATATCATAAAGTGGGGGAGGTGTATATGTGCCGTATACGCTTTTACGTAGCATTGATACCTTTTGTCTACCAGCTACATATTGATAGTTGACATTATTAATGTCTGGATTCTCTGTTTCATCAATTAAATTAACCATTGCTTTAAGCAATAGTTCATCGATTGTTTCAGTACTTATACCATCGTGTAATTCTATTTGAGATTTTATCTCTATCATGCTTGGGCTAACGTTATCTATGCCCTTGCAGTCATGTGCTACTTGTCTCTGTATTTTTGCTATATCTAGTGGTACTATTTTGCCGTTGCGCTTAACTACGTTTATATTCATTGTATTCCCTGTTATAGTTTTGATTGTATGTGTGATATGTCTACGTGACGTTTGATGGTAAAATCGCTTAGTGTATTACTTAGTGCAGTATCGGGCCAATAACTAAGTATATATTTTGCGTTATCAACCAGGACTAATACCACATCATCGCCCGTTTTATCAGTAGCCTCAATCAATTCTATATCGTTTTCTCCTGTCAGTAGTAGAGTATAACACATTCCTACTGCTCTTGCAACAGTACAATAGGTATTTTCTACCAAAAGATCCCAGGGGCCGGGCCAAGTTTTGCTGTCCAAAATGTGTAAATGATGATTGACTAATGGTGCATCTTGCCACCAACGGTCAATTTCCACACATTTGGTTTGTATATCTTGGGATTCTATTTTTTTTCTGAGTTCGTACCAACTACGTAGTCTGGTATCATAGTTTTGTTGAAATACATTCATTAGATAACTACTTATCTAATATGAAACCAGCAAGTTAGTTTTATTTTTATGCTGTAAAGATTCCAAAACTAGGGAATCTGTTAATCCAAGTAGTTTGCGCTCCGGCTCCGGCAGGTGTAATTAGTGATATCAGGCTTCAGGTTTAGGATATTTAACCTTGACTGCTTGTACTTTGGACAGCATTTCAGTTGCGGCATCCCCGCCTTTCCATAATGCATCAAGTTGGTCGCCTATTGGTGGATACTCAGCCGCACGTTTGGCTTTGTATGCGTTAGGGTCAACCCAAGCATTGACGGCATCCATGTCAAGTTCAACTTTGTTGCCTTGGACATCAAATGCTTCATCTTCCACAGTCTTAACGACTTGTGAATAGAGTGCATAAACAGCTTGTACATTCATCCTGCCACCTCATAAATTGTTATTGAAGACACGGCAACTCCACCATCTATGCGACCGCCTCCTCGACCATTCATTGTTACTGTGCCAGCAGCATCACTTCCAGCACGGACTCTAAATGTTGTTGAAGATGTTGTTCCAGCGGTCATACTAAAGGTATATGACATAGGCAAACTCAAGCCAGAAGCAAGTGCACCATAAAATTGGGCTGCAATTGCATTTGCTGTACTATCTTGGAACATTGCAACAGTCAAAGAATTTACATTGTTTTTATCTAATTGAATAGTTACGTTAATAATCAATTTATTTGTTGCGCTTGTTGGCGTAATTGCCAAAGTCATAAACTCAGTACCCTCAGTTATTTGAGGTATGGTGTCATCAAGTGGAATTGTTCCTGTTCCTGTTGCTACTGCGCCAGTTTGAAAAGTTGCAACTTGTAACACCGATCCTCTTTGACGAAGTATGGGATCGCCAGAACCAACCATTGCTGCGCCGCCCATTTTAACCCATTGAACGGTTTTTCCATCAACACCTATTCTTTTGAATAATTCATTTGTACTTGGTTTGTAATACTCATCACCGATAGAAGCAACATCTGGTGCAACTTCGGTAATGGTATGCTTAAAGGGTTTAGAAGATGACACAGTGATTACGCCTGTGCTTCTGTCCAAGATAAACGCGGTAAGATGTTTCCAGTTGCACTTAAACAAGTAGCACAAACAGTGATGACATCAGGACCATCTGGGAATTTACCTAATGCAGTAGTTGGCACAAGTGCGTTAGGTACACCTGATGTTGTTGGACCACCACCTAAGATATTAGTTCCAATATCTCGAACCAGTGTCAATTCTTGTTGTGTAACACCAGTTGTATTAGTAAAGAATGAGAACATACTTTCACCACCAGCAACCGTTTGTGTAATACCATGAACAGCATATTGTGCTAAACTTGAGCCACCTACTGGTACAAATGTACCTGCACTTGGTGAACCATTCAAGATAATATCAATACGAAATGCTACGCTTGTGTTAACGTCCATTTGTCGTAAAACTAACTGCATGCGGTTAATAATTTCACGTGCACCTAACAAACCAGTTTGACCTGAATCAACGCTTGGGCTAACACGCAAACTAATTAATGGTACACGTTGATTTTGTTGTCCACTAGTAAATGCAAATGCTGTGTTAACACCTACGTTGAACACCAATGATTTATCATCATCATAACGACCATCCATAATAACTGAACTACCCCAATGATTAATTGTAGTGGCAATTAGTGGACTATATAAACTAATTCTAATCGGAGCAGTAACACTGTATGTAAATAGTGTTGCCGCTGAACCACCTGTCTGACCTCTAGCAGTGATTGTCAATGTAGTATTAGTTTTGGCGCTATATGTGATGTACTCAATAACTGCACCGGTAGCTCCGGATTGTGTTAAGTAAGCTGTACCACTACTTGGCCATCTACTAAAATCTGCACCACTGATTGTTGCACCTGTAGTTGCGGCGCTTGCTAATGTAGCTGTTAAATGTGTAGTAAAAGCAATAGTGTTTGTTTCATAACGAGTACACATATTACCTGAACGCATCCATGCTAGATAATTTAAGTTATTGTTAGGAATACGATGACAATACATAATGTCACCTCGAGTATTTCTAAATCCAAAACGAATCTCACCTGCACCATACCATGAATAGTCCATGTAGAACATTTGCATTTTTGTTAAGTCAAGATTGAAGCCACTTACACCGGTGCCATTAGATTTATCTATATTCCATTCTGATTGTACAAATTTAGTATCAATTGTTTTACTGACAACTATATTGGAAGACGTTACACCTCTATATTCAGGATATATTTGCATTACTGTATCACTAGTAATACCCTGAACCAAATAACTTTGCCCACGAATAACTATGTAATCACCGGGTTTTAATTGATCAGAGAAAGTAGTTGCTGTTCCAGTAACAGCTTGACTTGAGTTAGTTGCCGCAACAACCCCACTTAATTGATATGTACTTGAACGTTTTACTACTGATATTGTTTGACCGTCATATTCAAAGAACAATCCGTTTTGGTGGTCAAACATACCAATTCTATTAGAAGCATTATACCATAAATATGGACTTATGTATATCGGAAAGCCCGTAGCTGGTGATGCTGAAGGGGTTGATAATGCAGTATATGTGAACGACATTCGTGTAGGTACTGTGACAATAGTGAATATACCGTTATAAGCTGTTTGAGTCGCGCCAACTACTTGAATCTGTGCGCCAACTGCTAGGCCATGTGTTATTTTACATGTTACCGTAACTGTTGTACCACTAGATGTTATGGAATCTTGCCATACTTGCGGCTTCAAAATTGTGCCAGTTGAAAACTGTAGACCCTTACCAGATTGATAACGGAAGTAACGACGGGTTTGTCGAATAACTTGATAGCCGTGTGTAGCATATCCATTACTAAATTGAACACCACCACTCCACGGACTATGTTCAACATAACCAGTTGCTCTTGCATAGAATGTTGCATTCAGTGTTGCGGTTGGTGTACCTGTTGCCGCTGTAGCAAAAGTAAATGTATTGTTAGTTGGTGTAGACACTACTACCACAGTAGTATTATTAATTGCTGTTACAGTACCAACACCAGTTAGGTATACATGATTACCAACTTGTAACCCATGTGCGTTTGTAGTAGTTACTGTACATGAACTAGCCGCAATGGCTGCAAATGCGCTAGTACCTGCAGGAATTGCGGCACCTGTAAAGAATGTACCTGCAAATACATATGTTTTAGTAGCATCTATTAACGTAGCACTAATCATGGTTGGTGCAGATAGTGTAATGTACGTGAACACACCTGTTGATGCGGTACTACTATTACAAATCCACCAGCCATCAGCATTACCCATGTCAAGTGTATTTTGAATAAATAATGTTTGACCTGCAGTTGGTATAGTTGCAGAGAATACAATTGCACCTGCAGTATTTGCTGCCTGACTTATAATAGTAATTTGAGTTGCACTGTCAATAGAAAGAATAGTTGTTATACCTGCACCAAATGCGCCAGCACCACTTTGTCTAGTAATTGCCATACCTGGATATAAACCAGCAATGCTTGCTAAACCAGTAATTGTTGAAACCGTAGTTGCACCAACAATTGTACCGCCTGTAAATGATAACGCAGTTGCAGTAACAGTGGTAGTTGATGATGTTAATGTAGTTAATGGAATAGGAGCAGTTGGATCATAGAATGCACTAGGACGATTATTAAGTAAATTAATACTTTCCCACTTAGTAGGTTGCACACCGTA